GTCAATGTCATCCGCTGCTACTTCTTCAGTCTTTGTCTTAAAAAACTTAAGCATAGGTTTATCCTTTTGGGGTTGTTTAGAGTTGTGTATTTCAGAAATAGATTTCTGTTTTTCAGCCTGATAAGCTTTAAACTCATCGGGGGTGAAAATCTTTGCATCCTCATAGCGAGGGTCGGGAACTATGGCTAAGTGTGTAAACTCGCCGTCTAGTATCTCCCTATCATAAGGCAAATTGTTCTTTGTGCCACCGCCTGCAAAGCGGGTAGGGGTGTAAGCATTAGACACGCGCCATCCCTTGCGAATAGCTGAATGCGCTTCATCGCTCACAGCGATAAACTTAAACCAGCCCCATCCGTCTTTCTCGTTGTAAAATGCGTCTGTGATGTATCCTGCGGCTTCAGCTTGTAGCTTGTCTAGGTTAACATTTTGATGAAACACATAGACAGGCTTTGCTTTACCAGATGGCAACATATTGATGATTGCGTCCGTATCAACCAGCACCGTTTCATCTTGATAGCCTACTATGCCAGCCTGAAAATGGCGGCAGTAGTAAATCTTTGGCATTTCTTTAGCGTTGGTTACATCCATACAAAACCTGCATTTATAAATATGTTATACTGTAACATAATGTCAATATATTGTAAATGGTTACTATAAATAACTATTCTATTACGGGAATACACCAGCAACGGCAGTTGTAATCTTCGCCTGCATTGTTGCGTGCGCCTGTGCGTGTATCAGTAATTGGCGGGTTATCCCATGATTGTATTGTGCCATTTAGTCGCTTGTGGTCTTTGCGTTCACGGTCATCGGCAGCAGAACCCCATATGTATTTTGTAATGCCTATCTCACGGTAGCGTGTTTCTTGGTATTTGCTAACTGCTAGGGCAGTTTCTTGCCTTGCTAAAAACTTAGCCTTCGCCTTTGATACACCGTAGTTTTGCGCTATCATGCGTTCTAAACCTTCAGCACGTCCACCAGATAGAGCATTAGCTTGCACCTTCTCGCGCAAGTCAATGATGTTTTCATTAGTCCATTCTTGGATGTAAATGTTTAGATTCTTTGCCCAGTCACGCGCCATGACTTCACGCGCTGAATCCGTCATTTGCGCGGGGATTGATATTTGTTTGACGTTTTCCTGAAAGTCTTTATCCATTATGCGATACGTCTTTTCAAACGCAAATGCTAGCTGTGGGTCAGCTTCTTTAAGCTCTATATGCTGTAGCTTATCAAGTAGCTGCTGGCAGAGCTTGCGCGTATCCTCTTTGGCTAGCACTTGAGCTGTTAGCAAGTCAGGCGGCACAAGGGAGCGTTCAAGCTTAAATGCTTTCTTCCTGCTATCATATTTCGCACCTAGTTTGAGAAAATAGCTGGATGCGCGCGCATTGAACCTGCCGTAGAAATATCCGTCATCATACCAGATACGCCCGCTGCGCATCATGTCACGCATTGATAACAAGGAGTTTCTAAACTCATTACGCCCTAATATACGCAATAAAGGGCGATATATGGCATCATCAAAGATGCGCTGAATCTCTCGTTCAATCGCTGCATAGTATTTGTCTTTTACAATAAAAGGGGGGAGGCGTTTCATTTACCAAACCAACGCTTAGAGTTTTTCTTGCCTTCTTTCCCCACGTTGCCATCTACGTTGGAACCGCTCGAGCCTGTCACGAAGTCACCACCAACAGGGGGGAGGGCATCGCTTGTTTCATCAAGCTCAACGCATATCAGAGAGTCTTTATTGATTGCCTGTTTTGCCTCTTGAGCTGTAGCAAGCCCACTTTGGAAAATAGACATGGTGCGGTTAAGCTGTGAGTTTTTAACCTCTTCCTCTTCCTTAGCATTGAGGATGCGCAGGGGATTCCATTCAATCAGTAAATCATCGGGAATAATGCCGAACAGCTTTTGCGAGCAGATACCCACTACCTCAGCGACAAGGTGGCGGTCTTTTGAGCGTATTTCAGCTTCAATCATTGAATTGTAGTTTTCAATGTCATCTTCACCAGAGGAAAATCCCGCGCTTGATATCCCGAAAAGCTTAGTCATTGGCATCTTAAGGTCAGCGGCTATCCCTTGACGTATCTGCAATAAAATCTCCGACAACCCGCCGAATGAAAGCTGCTTTTGTTCGTAGCCATCTTCTTTATCCATTACAATGGCTTGGGTGAAACTCTTAAGCTGGTTGCCCTCCGCTAGTCGTTTATGGACGGCATTGCTTCCTTGCGGTGTCATAAGGGCAGCAGATAGCCCCTCAATGTGATATACATCTATCTTCGCTTGGTCTAGTAGCTCAAAGATAAGTGCCTGATTCTTGATGTATTGATTGAGTGATGTAATGAGTCGTTCAAGCTCCGACATGCCCCACCCACGCAGGCGCGGGCGTATGAATGACGGTGCTTCTTTGCCAGTAATTTTAAGCACACGGCTTTTATGCACCTGCCTACCGTAGTAATTGTAGTAATCTGTCTGATTCTCACCAATAGCCATGCCGATATCAGCCGAGGCAGTCACATTCATTTGTGAATAATATAGCTCCCACATATCACAAGCACGAAACTCGATAGGGTCATTTTCTTTCAGCTTTTTAATGTCAAGCTCAGTTTCAGCAACCGTATTGGTGATAAGCAATAACCCACCACCACCATACAAGCGCGCATATTTCCTAGCTTGCTTCAGGTGCTCAATTACCTGCCATTTTTCCATGTAGCGGTGCAGTTTTTCAATGTCATCCGCATCAAGCTGTGATGTTTTGATGGTAAACCCTGCACGGTATGCGTCATCGACAGGCTGGTCAATGAGTGTCTGCACTATACCATGCTCAACATACATTTGCGTAACAAGTGGGCGCATGTTGGATACAAGATACCAACGGTTACTATTCATCAGACCGTCTGTTTGTATTGAGGGGTTGCCGCTTGAGCCTTGCGCAAACAACCCAGCACCGCCGAAGTTGTCCACAATGTCACCAAGGGAGTTGACTAGCTCCACTTCGCTGTCAAACCACGCCTGTGCTTCTGTTTTCGCGTTAAGTACTTCGGTCGCCACATCCATATCATGCCCCTATGTTTGCTGTATATTACCTTGTTTTTCAGTACGAATCAAGGATTGACACCTTAGCAGCTGGAAGATACGCCATAGCTACGGCATCAGCTAGGTTTGGAGAGCGTGCGCCTTCTGGTTTTTTATCCACAAGTAGCTTGCCATTGCCAGAGTATTTATGTGTTGCCTGTGATAATTCCATTGTGAGTTGGTGCAGGTTCTCTATGTGTGATGACAGGCTGATTAGCTCTTCATGAGGGTATGCCTCACCATGCATAATTGCTTGATAAGTCTTGTAGAAACGTGTGCGCAGATTCCACCATGCTTGTGCTTTCATGTTGGCGAAAAAGTCTTCGTTCTTTGGTGATTGATAATCGCTAGGTATTAGCCTTTGCGTGGGGTTTATCGGCGTGTTAGCAGCATTCCACGGGTGTATGCGCAGGGCAGGGGGAATAGGCATTTGTGACACTTGATTCTTAAACCCAGCACCGACACCAATACAATCGTAATATAGCTCAGTCACGCCATATTCTAAGCACGTGGGTACTGCTTTAAGTGCAGCCTCACCCGCAGAGCCACCCCATGACTCAGCATAGAGCAATACAACGCCATGGGTGATAGCTAGGGCGTTCTTATCGCCTCCCTCATCCGCCACATCTTGCCCTGCGCACTTTTTACCAGTTGGGGCGAACCCTAGCTTAACATGCGCATCAATTGCAGCTTTCACCCATTTCGGCTCAATGATGATGCGGTCAACGGATGATGAGTAATCGCGGTCAACTTCCTGCGCGAAAAGGGTGAGCAATCCCTCACGTTCAGCCTTGTCGCGGCGTGCGTCATACCATTCTTGACTTTTATTAGGATGGTCACGCCAGTCAAAAATAAATACCCTAATCATTCCCCTCACCATGCTGTGGTTAGGCTGCCATATCTCACCCGCCATGCGGCGGCGGTAAAACACGTTAGCAGAGCCGTTGACGCTTGATATGTCAATCTGCACGTTGGTGTTATCACCTAGCGCAGCCTCGATAAGCTCAGGACGTTCGTAATGCGAGGATTCATCTTTAAAGTAGATTGACGTTCTTCCCCCACGCCCGATATTGTCTCCCCCCTCACCTGTTATGGTGGCACTATTAACAGGATTGATTATTTTCATGTAGGTTGCATGTACGCTAGGGTTAAACCCTTCAGGCAGCATAAATCGGGGCAGGTTGCCTATAATCTGCCTAATCTTGGGGAAAATAGCTTTAGGGTCGCCCCTTGTGTCCACATACTCAGCTTTACGGCTACCCCATCCCA